AGCGCCTCGTCGTACAGGTCGGCCGGCCCCAGCCAGAAGCGGGGCCACAGGCCCTGGCGCTTGCCGCTGCCCAACTCGGTCTGCTTGTAGCACTCCAGCCGCGCTGCCTTCCATGCGTCCCAGGAAAAGGCCGTCGTCGCCAGGTTGCCATGGTCAGCGTGAAAGAGGGCGGTGCTGTCCTGGGCCAGCGTGGGGCCGACGCCGGAATTGGAAGTGAAGATGCTGGCGATCTTGGCCGAGCGCGTCTGGACGGCGGCGATGGTCAGGGCACGGGGCACGGCCTGGATCCTGGCAATGTCCGAGTTGCGGAGCATCTTTTCGGTGATGCCTACATAGCCGCCATACTTTGTGAAGGCGTCGCTCTCTTTGGAGTCGGCGACCGAAAGCTCGGTGTAGGCCGCTCCGTCCGCCACCACCGGCAGGGCACCGATGCCGCCGAACTGGATCCAGGCCATGTCGTGCAGGCTGCCGTTGGTCGGCTGCACGGACACGATGGGCTCGAACCAGCGGTAGGCTTGCAGCCGGTCGTAAAGCGGCACGATCACCTTGTTCATGGCATTGACGGCCATCCCTGGCAGCGTGGTGGGATTGGCCGCTGCCAGTGCGTCCCGCTCGTTAAAGACGCCGGTCCAGTTGCCGTCACCGGTGAGCAGATAGTAGATGCGGTCGGTGCGCCGCAGGTCGGGCGGCGGCGGGCTGGCGCTCTCCACACCGAACACCCAATCGAGGGCCACCTGCATCTGTTCCAGCCCCGTCGGTCCCAGCGAGATGCGGGCTGGCGCGCGGGGCGGGTCTCCCAAACCCTGGATGGTCTGCCCGGCCTCGATCTCGGCGACCTGACTGGTCAGCGTCGCCACCTGTTGAGCCAGTGCTTGCAGGCTGGTCGGCGCTCCATCAGCGGCAGCCGGACTGCCATTCGGATCGCCCGCTGCTGCCTCGTTCCTTTTCTCCTCTGTCATCATGTTCCTCCTCTCTTGTTTCGCCGGTTCCCCACCGGCTGCCGATAGGGCCGCCAGCGCGCCGCGCACATGGCCGCCGGCGCCGGGCGCATAGACAATGTCCACCGATTCGACCTTTCTGAAGGCGGTCGTGATCCGCAGGCCCAGTTCCTCATCGAAACGGCTGTCGTGGTAGAACACCGCCGACAGCCCGATTTCCGGCACTTCCAGTCCCTGCTCGCGGTCGCGCAGCATCTGGTCCAGCAGGGCGCCGGCCAACGCACCCGGCGAGTGGGCCTCAGCGTCGTAGAGGCGCAAGCCAGCTATCAAAGCCTGCTCAGCGTCGTCCCAGCGCGGGTCAAAGATCACGCCGACCAGGTTCCTGACCTGGGGCTCGCCCCGTCGGTCCGTGTCCAGGGCGGCGGGGTGGTCCAGATAGGAGGCGGCGCCCTCAAAGAGGGGCGCGGCGTCGCGGATGGCCTCCGCTGGGATCAGCCAGTTGGAAAGCCGTCCGTCGGCCTGCACCACCCGACCGGGGCGCATGATAACCACTTCGTACTCGCGCCGGCCCTCGGTTTTGGTCCGGCTCAAGGTGAGCCGTGCGTTGTGGCAGATGCCCCGCGTCGATTCTGCATCCGGCCTCTCCCTGTCCGATCGTCCTTGCTCCATACTCCCTCCCACTCCGAAAATGATGTGCTGTCAACGAGTGGCGAACGAATGTCGCTTCTGATTCGTTCATTCGTTCTGCGTTCGTTGGCGATGTGTCGCCGGAGCCCTCAGTGCGAGCCGTTGCTGCTGGGCGTCTTTGGTGGCGTCCCTGGACATGGCGACTCTCACAAGCTATCCCCTTCACCCCGGGCCAGCATCCGCCGTACCTCGGCCTCGTCAATCGTTTCGCCTGCGAACTTGAAGGCCAGCCGCACTGCCGTGGCGTCGTCAATCCAGCCCTGGCCCTTCATCTCTGACAGGGCGGCCACGATCTGCCGGGCCGCCTGGGCCAGGACCAGGTTATCGGCGCGCGCCACCTCTGTCACCACAGCCTGGAGCCGATAGTCACCTCCGGCCGGCCTACGGGCCTTGCCCAAAAGCACCGCCCGTTCATGGGCCACGCGCACCAGGTCGATCAGGTGCTCGCACAGCTCCTCCTGGCGCTCGGTGTAAAAGCGGGCCGTGGGCTCGCCCATCTCTTTGGCGGTGGCATAGTTGGTCCCCTCGCCCTCCCCCAGGTAGTGAAGGGCGGTGTTGGCCCCGGTCGCCACCGCCAGCCGCAGCGCCCGCCCATCCTCGGCGGCCTCATCGGACCCGATCTCCAGGCGGTGGGCGGTGACCTTCTCGCCCTTGCCATGGACATAGATGCCTGCCGTCACGGGGTCCATGGCTTCCAGTTCTCGCCGCTTCTGGCGGACCATGCTGTCGTCGGCCAGTTCGACATCCAGCAGTGCCTGGCGGGTGCGGATGCGGTTCAGGCGCACCCGGTCCTCCAGCCACTTGCCATAGCGCCGCGCCCAGGGTAGGATGGGCGCCAGGTCGCTCTCGCCGCGCGTCGCCCCGATGGGCCGGTTGACGGCGAAATGCAACATCACCGGCGGCAGCGAGCCATCGGCCGCCACCTGCCGGGCGTGGGGATGCAGGGGCGACAGCCAGCGTCGCCCCTCAACCGTCAGGTCGGTGGCCTGGATGTAGGCCAACTCCCGCTCATAGTCCTCAGGTTCGGTCTCCACGCGACGGATCTGGCTGGCGGGCACGGTGCGCAGGTAGGACATTCCGTCCACGCGATTGGTGAACAGGACGGGGAACACCTCACCTGCCCGCGTCAGTTCGTCGCACAGTGGTCCCAACCGGCGCTGCATCCGGTTCTGAGGATGCGTCCAAAAGGCGCGGACAAAGCGCTCCACCTGGGCGTGCTCCGAGGTCACGGTGATGCCTCCCGCCACGACGTAGGAGCGAGTCAGGGTTACGATGCGCCGCACCAAAAAGCTCTTGCGCCAGGCTTCCAGCGCGTCCTCCAGGTCCTGGTAGTGTTCCGACCAGGACCGGTCCTGCGGCCCGCCGCCAGCCAGCACTTGCCAGCCCGCGGCCTCGTCTACCTGGACCGTCACCGCAGCCGCCGCTTGCCGCGCTGCTTGCTCCATCAGGTCGGCGAACAGAAAGCGCGCCACCCGCTCCCGGATCCTCATCGCTCCCTCCCTCTTGGGCCTGCCACTGACCTCACCACGTGCCGCTGTCGATTTCTTCCAGCGCGTCCCGCCGCCGGATCAGGGCGCTCTCGCCCGTCGCCGTCCATTCCAACTGGTCCAGGATGGCCGTCAAACTGGCCGAGATCAGTAAGTCGTCGTGACCGCGGGCGACCAGGCCATCGTAGGCCGGTGTCTCCCAGACACCCCATCTGAGTAGCTTGTCGGGGCCGGGCCGGACCTCGTACTGACAAGCGCCCACTTCGTACCAGAACTGGCGCGTTTCCGCGCTGTCGTCAGGGGCATAGTCCTGGTAGCGCCCGCTTTCGACGATGCCGATGAACCGCCAGCCCAGATCTGATTTGACGCGGGCCGAAAAGATAATGGGCATCACGATCTCGCCCAGGGCCTTGCCCAGAAAGGAGGCCAGCCCCGCCCCGACGCCGGTGGCGTCGACCACCAGCCACCGGGCGTGCCAGTGGCGGGCCAGGGCCAGGACCTGGCTGTGCAGGGCTGTGTGCTTGACGCCCAGCCACAGGCGGCGATCCACGGTGCGGTAGGTGGGCAGGCTGCCGGGTCGGGCTTCTACTTCGACCACGGTCAGGGCGGTGGCATCGCGTCGCGGGTTTTCGAGCCCCAGTCGCTCCAGGGTGCTGCCCCCGGCCTCGTCCTCGCCGGCCACATCGAGCAGCAGGGCGTAGCGGCGACCGGGCGTCGGCTCGGTCTGGCGGGGGTGGTCGCCGTGCATCAGCGCCCGCCGCAGCGGGTCGAACAGGCCGCCCTGGGCGTCGATCTCTTCCAGGTAGTACTGGGTCTTGATGAGGGGGTGGTTGCGCCCCAGCCTGGCGACCTGGCGGCGGACGTACTGACCATAGGCGGGCACGTGGCGGGCCACCTCCTCGGCGTCGTAGCGAAACACCCGCCGCACGCCGTCGCGGGCCGTCAGCTCCTCCAGGTGCCGTGCCGTCCGTGCCAGCAGTGTGTCGGAGGTCCAGGCAGTGCCCCACAGGACCGTCGTGGCGTTGGTGCTGGCGGCCATGGGCACGAAATCCCTGTCCCACTTGTCGGCGCTGACGTCCTGGGCCTCGTCGCATTCCAGCAGCAGGTCAGCGGTGGCGCCGACCACGTTGGCCGAAGGCTCGGCGGAAAAGAAGAGCGCCCGCGCCCGGCCCAGTTCCACGATATAGCCCTCCCGCCGCCGGAAGCGGCGCTGGTTCCAGGGGTTGTCCAGGCGGTCGGTCAGGCGCAGGAGGCTGTTCAACGTTTGCGGTTTGAAGGTCGGCGAAGCCTTGACGATCTGTCCGCCGCGCCGCTGGTAGAGGTTCAGCAGGTAGGCTTCCAGGTGAGCCGAAAGCTCGTTCTTGCCCGCCTGGCGGGACATCATTACCACCAGCACGCGCCCCCGGTCTCGCACAATGCTGTCCAGGATGGCCCGCGCCGGCGCCAACTGGTAGGGTCGCAGTGGACGGTCGAGGACCAGCCGGCTGAACACCTCCAGGCGTGTGACCCAGCTCCGGGCCGCGCGAACCAGGACTGGCCGGGGGCCTGTTCTGCTCCGCTTCACAGTTCGATCCCCAGTTCGGCGCTCAGTTCATCCAGCGCCAGGCCCACCGCCTCGGCCAGTTCGTCCAGCTCCGGTCCGCCCAGCGCCTGCCGGTCGCGCAGAAGCCGCCCCAGCCGGCTGGCGTTTTGACCGTGAAGGGCCAGCAGCCGCGCCACCTCGGCTGGCGAGGCATCACCCTCTGCCAGGCGGGCGTCGATATAGTCGCTCAAGCGCCTCTGCTTGGCCACGAGGTCGGCGATGACTTCGTCTATGCTCACCTGTTGCTCGCTGGCGTGGTCTATGCGCTTTTGGCCGCTCTCTATTACTGGCGCCATGGGTCAGGGCTTCTCCTCTTGCCGTCGCGACGGCTCCCTCCGGGCCGCCGCTGCCGCCCGCTGTGGGTCGCAACGGCCCACAGCGGGGTCCTGCTTCCCTTCAGTCGCGCAGGCCGCGGCAGAGCCAGGACTCTGCTTCCGGCCCGAATCCAGGATCGCCCGTGCCGTGACAAAGGCCAGGCGGTAGACGGCGCGGGCGATCATCGCCCGGCCTCGCCTGGGGCGGTATGGTTGCCGTTCTCGCTGCGAGGGCCTTCCGTTGCCCGGCCCAGGGCGCGGCGGATAGAGGCAGCCAGCGCCAGGGCTGCCTGCCAAAACTTGAGGTCCAGAAGTAGGTCCAGAACGGCCCTCAGCAGGCGCCTCCAACTTCCTTCGGCTGGTGTCCAGTGCTCGCTCATCGCTCTTTCTCCTTTCCATCCAGCGCTGGGAGCAATTATAGCACATATGTTCGAGTCTAATGAGACCAGAGCAGCACCGAAAGCTTGTCCGGCAAGGAGGCGACGAACTGTCGGGCGGGCGCTTTGCCAGAGCCAGGGCCCCGTGTCGGTACGGACCCAAGCATGACCGGAGGGCTTGCCGTGGCGCCGGGTTTTTGGTTGCCCTCAGGGGCACGTCGGATCGTGGCGGCAAAGAGAAAGGGGGTGCGGCTTGCCGCACCCCTTTTCAAAAAGGCCCGAACTCGTTGAGGGCCTGACACGACCTGTCCCCAGCAGGGTCACCGTTTCCTTTGCTTTCGCACCCCGTCGCGGTCGTAGAGCACGTGGAAGAGGTTGGCGTCCACCCGCCGCCACACCCGGCGCCACTGCGACCGGAGCCGCGCCCAGCGATATCGCAGCCAGTGCCACCAGCTCACCCGCCGAGGGGGCTCGGGGACTGGCAGAGGCAGGCTCCAGCGGATGGCGGTCGCCGCCCAGGTCAGACCGGCGCCGAACCCGGCACAGACGATCAGATCTCCCCGCCGGACGAGGCCGGCCTCGATCGCCTCGCACAGGGCGATGGGGATCGAGGCTGCTGAGGTGTTGCCATAGCGGGCCAGGTTGGAGAACATGCGCTCCTCCGGCACACCCAGGCTGCGAGCGGATATCTGCAGGATGCGGTCATTGGCCTGGTGGGGGATAAAGAGAGTCACATCTTTGACGTTGAGGCCGGCTTGCTGGAGCACCTGCCGCGAGACTTCGGGCATGATGCGCGTGGCAAATCGGAA